AGCAGAACGCAAATCTGAAGAGAAGGCTGCTGTAGAGGCTGAGCAAAAAGCCGCTGCCGAAGCTGAAGCTCAAAAAGCTGCTGAAGAAGAGCGTATTAGCGTAGCTGTAACAACAGGCGCTGAGCAGCTGCTGGCTGACGTTGAAAAGCGTTTTGCCGAAAGGAATGCTAACCACATGGAAACTGTGGCAGAGCTTCAAAAAGAATTGGCTGAAAAGTCAGAAGAAATTAACAAGATCCGTGAGTCTAAGCGTGTATTCGCTGACCGTGGTGAAGTTAAGAGCTTCAATGAAACCCACGCCCAAGAAATCACAGATGCCCACATTTTGGGTGTAGTGACACAGAAAGGCTGGGATACAAATTATGCCAAGAACCTGTTGACAAAGGCAGTAAATGACAACGGTGCTGTAGCTGTTCCTACTGAAACTCAAGAATTGTTTGAAACAACAGTTTCTACAGAGGTTCAGCGCGATATCGAGCTTGAGCTTGTTATTGATCCTCTGTTCCGTAAGATTCAGATGAACTCAGCTGCAATGGCAATGCCTTTGATGCCTGATGCGGGTTACGCAGAGTTCTTGGCCACTGGTAGCACCGCTGGTCGCGGTTCTGGTAGCCAATACAAAGGTAACTTGGAAGGTCGTGATGCGGCTTCTCCGGGTGCTAATGACGGTATCGACATGGGTTCCAAAGTACTCACCGTTAAGAAGATTGTTTCTAACACATATCTTGCTAACGAAGTAGAAGAAGATGCTATTATGCCTGTTCTTCCTCTTATCCGTGAAGCTATGGTTCGCGCACACGCACGAGCTATTGAAAACGCTTTGCTCCTCGGCACAACTGGTGCTGGCGGCGCAGGTTCTTTCTCAGGTCTAGTAGAGCTGGGCGGAAACGACGTTGACTTTGGTTCAGCTGGTCTAACCGCTGCTGGTCAAATTACAGCGGCTCATCTTCTTGACATGCGTCAAAGCATGGGTAAGTATGGTCGTCGTCCTTCTGATGTTGTTTACATCGTATCTTTGGACGCTTACTATGACTTGCTTGATGATCCAGAGTTCCAAGACGTCAACATCGTTGGCTCTAACCGCGCTACTAAGATTAGTGGTGAAATTGGTCAGGTTTACGGTTCACCCGTTATCGTTTCTGACGAATTTGCTGCTAAGGCAGACGGCGAATACTGGGGCGTAGCTGTTAATCCTCGTAACTTTGTTGTTCCGGTTCTCCGTGGTGTAACCATTGAGCAGGACTACGAAGTTGCTAATCAACAGCGAGTTCTTGTAGCATCTCAGCGTCGTGGTTTCGACCTGATGTTTGCTAACCAAGGCGTTGATTACAACTCAGTTGGTGGAACCTGGTAGTATTAGGGTTTATTGACTTAGGGGTTGCTTACGCAGCCCCTTAGTAACCCAAGTCTAGAGAAGCAGAATGGCAGACTTAATTACATTAGATCAATATAAGTTGTTAGAGGGTATAAACTCGACTCAATATGATGAAAAGTTTGAGACTCTAATTACTGCCGTAAGTGCTCTTGTTCGTAATTATACTGGACAGGAATTTGATACTTATAATGCTTCTCCAGGCGTTACCGAGACTTTCAACATACGTTGGGATTCTGATACTGTGGAGCTGGGCTATGGCCCAGTTCTACAGATTCAGAATGTCTATGAGAGAACCGCTCAATCTTCTACATATGTCGAGCTGTTCTCTGATGGTGCGGGAAGCCCCGCCTCATACGATTACTCTTTGGAGAGACCCTGTTTCCTAGTTCGCACTAGTGATACAGGATATAAGAACTGGCCAACAGGTATTGGTTCAGTAAAAGTAACCTATACTGCTGGATATACATCAATTCCAGGAGATATAGAGTTAGCAGTAGCGGACATTATCAGCTATTATCATAATAATGAGCAGAAGCAGAGACAAAGTATTGCTTCTGCTACAAGAGAGGGTGCTCCAGCATCGGCTATACGAAATGACCCCGGCTTTCCAGACCACATTCGTCGTGTTCTGGATTTGTACAGGAACATTTAGTGAGTAGGGAAAGCCAACAAAAGCTATTAATTAAATTAAGAGATGAGCTGTCACAAGAAGCAGAAATATTTAGAATAGCAGAAGCCGATAAAAAATTCACTACATTTACTATGAACGGCAGGAATATTAAGGAAGCCATAAGAGCTAGGCTATTTAAAAAGTTAGGTCCTCAAATACAAAAGTATAGTGGTTCAAAGGCAAAGGATGGGGATTCTAAACTGTCACGTGAGGATGTAAATAATATAATAAAAACCTTAAATTCTCCAATAAAAACAGCCATAGATAACACTAAGAGACAAATGTTTTCTATATCTGAAAAGCCAGATAGCTTAGTAAAAGTGGTATCTATTAGAGGAGGATTTCAGGTAGCAGCAGATTATAATAATGGTAGAAGTAATTATGATTTAATTAAACGCAACTATCAGGATTTAATAGTAGAGTTATCCAATAAAACAGTAGTTAAAATATCCGAATATTTAACAAAAAAGGGTATAGACTTTAATGAAGACGACATAAAAAGAGACTTTAGCTCTGGAAAAATATTTGCTTTAGAACACTCTGAAGATGGTGGAGTAGCCGAGACTCAAGCATTAGCAGCAATAGAAAACGCTGTAGATATGTTTGGAGAAGATCTTTTACAAGAGATGTCAAAAGAGGGTATTAATAGCAAAAAAGATTTAGTATCCGAAGTAGTAAAGTATTTAGTAGACTCGGAAGATGGAGTCACCATTGAATCTTTCAGAAACCCAGAGCTTGGCACCCAGGATATAAGATTATTTTTAGGGTCTTTTGTTTTAAACTCGATAGAGGGCGGTAAAAGCTCACAAAGAAAAAAGAAATTAATACAAACTGTAAACAGACTTGTAGAGGAAAAAGCTGTTATATTTGCAAATGCAGAGGGATCTGATTCTTTAATAGGGGCTTCTAGGAAGAGGATTGGCAGAAAAGCTTTAGATCCTTTTATAGAAGTAGCTAGTAGACACAAAACTGTAAAAATAACCCAACAAGAAGACTATAGTATAAAGGGTAAAAAGTCAAAAATTAAGTTAAAGGATGCAAGTAAATCCTCAACCAAAAACTTAAAATTAAATGGTGGAAGTAAATTGACCCCAGCAAGTATAGGGGTTTCAAGCACTAAAAACCCAGCAGAAAATTTATTAAACTTGCAGTCATTGTTAAACTCTAAACTACCTGGTGTGGTTAGAAAAAATATGGGATATCCAGCACTCACAAATAAAACGGGTAATTTTGCTTCTAGTGTTAAAGTTACTGATATTACCACAACTAAAAAGGGATTCCCTAGTGTGGGGTATACTTACGATAAAAATCCCTATCAGGTATTTGAACAGGGCGCTGGCAGGACTCCTTGGGCCAATGCAGATAGAGATCCAAGAAAACTAATTGATAGGTCAATAAGGGAGATAGCTGCTGAGTTGGCCTTAGGAAGATTCTTTACTAGGAGAACGTAGTGTCTAATAGAATATATACTTCTAGAAGGATGTCCATAGTTGATGCTCTTGTCGATAAATTTAAGTCTATAAATGGGAACTTTCCATATAGAACTAATCTTTACTCTAATGTTGAGAGTAGACTTCTTTTTTGGGATGAGGTTAGAGATTTTCCAGCTGTGCATGTTAGTGCAGGGGCTGAAACTAGACAATATCAAGGTGGTGGCTACAAAGATAGATTTTTGAGTCTCACCATAAGATTGTACGTGCAAGGAGAGGACGCTATGTCTAGATTAGAAGTCCTTTTCGAAGATATAGAGACTGTGTTAGAGGATAATTCTAGGTTGCTGTATAAGGATCAGGATAATCAAGATCAATATACACAGCAAATTAGTATTTTGAGTATAAGCTCCGACGAGGGGGCTCTAGAGCCTTTAGGAGTTGGTGAAATAATCTGCGATGTTAGATATTAGCAGATTGAGCTGGGAACTGTAGGAAGTAAAGGCTTCAAAACAGTCCCAACGGAGAAACTAAATGGCATTACAATTTACACGTAACGCAAAAATCTACATCGAATTAGGTTCTGATGTATGGCAGATACCTGTGTTGGATGGATTCTCATTCACTCAGGCTATTAATGCTTCTGAGATTACTATTAATGAAGCTGGAGATAATTCTCGACGAGCAAGATTGCTATTCAACGATAATTTAGCCCCCGTAGATTGGTCGTTTAGCACCTATGCTAGGCCCTTTAAAACTGGCGGTAGTGGAGCTAATGGAGAGTGGGATGGTGCAGCAAATGATATTCATGCCGTAGAGGAGGTTCTATGGGCCATGTTTGTTGGTGCTGATACATATACCGCTGGAACAACTCTTTGGACTCGGAATGGTGGCCCAAATTCCGGAGTTGCTAATACTATTGTAAATGATACTTCCAATACATTTAATCTAAACCAGTCTAATATCTCAAAATTAAGTGATAATTTTGATATTTATTTTTCTTTTGAGGAAACTGCTGGAGCACCAGATCAAGTTTATAAAGTAACTGAAGCAGTAGTAAATAGTGCTACAATTGATTTCGATATTGACGGCATTGCTACAATTCAGTGGTCTGGTTTTGGTAAGCAGGTTATTGATAATACTACTACCATTCCCACAATTACGATTACAGAAGGTATCACAGACACTGGAAACTTTATTCGTAACAGAATATCTACCTTGGATCTGACCAGAACTGATGCAGCAATAGGGAACCCACCCAATGCAGGAGATACTTCTCCGGGCGATCCTTCTCCCGCAGACTTATACAATATTGTACTCACGGGCGGAAGTATCACCTTTGAAAACAATATTAACTATCTAGTCCCGGAAGAGCTTGGCCTAGTAAATATTCCCTTAGCTAATATTACTGGCGCTCGCGCAATATCAGGAAATGTTACATGCTACTTGGATAATGACCAAGCAAACAGTAAATCTGGAGAATTATTCGCAGATTTGGTATCAGATACTTCTACTGTTCGTAATGTGTTTGATATGACAATTAACATCGGTGGAAGTTCTTCGGGTCCTCGACTAGCTTTTGCATTGCCTACAGCACACCTTGAGGTTCCTGTAATCAATGTAGAAGATTTGTTGACTTTGGATGTAACATTCCACGGACAGGTTGCAGATGGAAATGTAGATAGCACAAACGAAGCAACTATTATTTATAAGGCTTAAGACCTTTAAAAAAATAGTTCTTGACACTTTGGTAGTGGAGTGTTATACTATAAAAATCGTGGGGGAGCTACGGCTCCCCTATTTTTTCTATAATAAAAAAGGTTTTTTACAATGAGCGATATTTCACTAAAAACTCTTATTCAACCCTCTAAAACAGTGGGTATTGATTTTCCTGGAATGCCGGGATTCAGTGTATCACTATGTTACTTAGGAAGGGAAGAACTGGTAAAGTTGCGCAAGAGATGCGTTTCTACAAAATTTGACAGGAAAACCCGTCAGCCAGAAGAAGTATTAGATGAGGATAAATTTTTAGTTGAGTATGTTGCAGCTGTAATTAAAGGGTGGTCTGGCTTAAAGCTATCATACTTAGAAGAGTTTCTATTAGTGGATACTGCTGGCATGGACCCCGATATCGAGTTAGACTACTCCCCAGAAGAGGCAGAAATGTTAATGCGCAATTCTAGCAACTTTGATGAGTGGGTTACAGATACTGTTGGTGACTTAGAAAATTTTACCAAGAGCAAGTAGAGGCTTGCTTAGAATTAATTGAAAAATCTTTAAGTCAAGAGCAAACTATATCGGTAGAAAAATATCTCGCTATGTGCGAGCAATTAGGGCAAGAGCCCGACCCCGCCAGATTACCAATATCCTTGGATGTATTCCCCGAAGAAGTTCAGTGGGCTTTTACAATTTTCAACCTTTTGCCTGATAGGTGGGATGGAATGAGTGGAAGCTACTTAGGAAAAGATTGGTCTCCTATAGATTTTTTCCTTAATCTACATGATATAGACGATAAGAAAACTGTAGTATTTTTTACGTCCCAAATAGAATCTAAGTATTCTAAACATATGGCTGATAAACAGGAAAAGCAAAGAAAAATTGCTGAACGTAAAGCCAATGCGGGCAAATATGCTCATAATGTGAAAGTTTAATGGCCAAGAATGTTATAGAGTTTCAGATAATAGTTGATGATAAGGGTGGGGCAAAGCTCGTAGCCAGCTCTATGGAAAAATTATCGGCCGAGGTTGATGAGGCTGCAACTAAAACTGATAAACTTAAGAAGAAAACAGGCGAGCTGGATAGAAATCTTAAGGGCACTGGAGGTATTACTAGCAATACCACTAAGGGATTTGCTAAAATGTCTCAAGGCATGGGCGGATTGGTAAGTGTATACGCAGGATTGGCTGCCAACGTATTCGCACTTACAGCAGCATTTACATTCTTTAAAAGAGCTGCTGATATTGAAAATCTAGCTAAGTCTCAAGAGCAATTCGCAGCCACAACAGGTACTTCATTAGCCTCCGTAACAGAGTCTCTCAGGGACGCTTCGGGACAACTACTAACATTTAAAGAAGCAGGATCTGCCGCAGCTGTTGGTTTGGCAAAGGGATTCTCCCCTAAAGTATTAAACGATTTGGCCATAGGAGCTAGAAAGGCTTCCACCGCTTTAGGTAGGGACTTTTCGGACGCTTTTGATAGACTGGTGCGGGGTGTTTCTAAAGCAGAACCAGAATTATTGGATGAATTGGGTATAACACTAAGATTAGAAGACGCTACTAGAAAATATGCGACTCAAATAGGTAAAGCTGCCAAAGATTTAACTGCTTATGAAAGATCACAAGCCGTAGCTGTAGAAACCCAAAGGCAATTAAACGAATTGTTTGGAGAAACAGATCCTCAAGATAATGCTTTCATTAAGTTAGCAACTACTTTCGATGATATTGCAAAAAGCATACAGTCAGGAATATTACCCCTATTCACAGGATTAGCTAATGTAATAAATAATAATGTTACATCCGCTGTAATCTTATTCGGGGGCTTATCGGTTGCTATATTAAAAACCGTATTACCATTAGATGACCTTAAAAAGAGTTTTACTAGCGTTTTCGGTAGTGCTAAAGAAGGGTTTGAACAGTCTAAAACAGATCTAAAAACATTGATAGATTCTTTCAAAGATGTTAAGAAAAGACAAAAGGATGCATTCAAAGGCCTACAAACAGCCCTGGGCCCCTTAAAAGGGGCCTCTAAATCAGTAGATAAAATCTTAGCTGGAGATACGGGTGGAAGGGCTTTCAAAGGGTTAGAAAGAAGTGTTACTGCTGCACTTAAGAACGTAGATGAACGAGGAAACATAACAAAAGGAAAATTTAAAGGGTATAGCAGAGAAATAGTTTTAGCTGTACAAGCTGCTATGCAGCAAGTAGTAGTAGTTAATGAAATGGCTGCCACAAAGAGCTTAACTGCATGGCAAAAATTCGGTGCTGGATTTAAAGTAGTATGGAAAGGTGCCCAGGCCGCCGTTATCGGTGCCGCAAATGTTATAGGCAAAGCTGCGGCAAAGATTGGAAACGCAATTAATAAAGCATTCGTACCTTTCGCTCTTATATCTACAGCATTTTTAATAATAGATTTATATCAAGAACTAAAGTCTAATGCATTTGATGTAGCTCAAAGTATACTTAATTTTTTTCAAGGCGTTTTTAATAAAATATCTGGATTACTTGGAGGAAGCACCCAAAAATTTACCTTTGCTGACCAGTTTGAAGACACTGGCGTTGGTGAGTACTTCAAGGGAATGCAGGAAGCAGCTAGGGAAACCAAGAGGTTAGAAGCTTTAACCAGTGAATTGAATGAAGCCTTAGTAAAAGCATCAGACACTGCTCGTAGGGCGTCTGACGCGATAGAGGGGGCTGGCACAGCATCTAGAGTAATGAGCGTAACGTTAGAAGCTCTAAGAACCTCCCCATTAAGCTCTTTGGTGGAAAAAGCAGTAGAACTGGGCAGGGCTAACAAGGATACCTCTCAGCAGTTTGAAGATATAATACGAATAGTAAAGAAGGGAGGAGCAGCTTATGCCCCATTCGCTCAGGCTATTTTAGAATCTGGTGGAGACGCACAAAAACTTAAAGAATCATTCAGGGATATTGAAGAAAGTGCAACTAAAGCAGTGGCAGAGCAGAAAGCAGCAGCACAAGCTGGTCTGGATGTTTCTAAGTCTTTACAAGAGGGAAACTTTAATTCTCAGGATTTATTATCATCAATAATAAGGCTAGAAGAACAAACTCAGGAAGCAGCGGATGCAGCTAAACAGCTAAACAAAGAGTTTGCAAAAAGCGGAAAAACAGCAGCAGAACTAGCTGGAGTCTCAAATCTGCAAAAACTAAAGAATACTTTAAAAGATATTGTAAATGAACAGCAAGCGCTAAACGCTAAAACCATAAGGTTTACTGTAGAACAAAAGAAATTAGCTAAACTAGGTCCAATAACTTCTAAGTTTGCCAAAACAAGGCTAAATATAATCAAGCAGACCTTAGATATACAAAAAGAAGACTTAAAGCTACGAGAGGCTTTTATTGCTCTAAATAACGCATCATCGACCCAGGAAATAAGGGCTGGGGCAGAAAGAGTAGCCTCACTAGAAGCCAATAAAAAAGCCCTAGAAGATATATTAGAATTATATAGGCAATCTAACACCGAGTTAGGTTTATTAGCTAAATCAGCAAGAGATTCTTTGGAAAAAGAGCTTTCAGGAGCCATTGAAGGTTTTATACTTGGAGATGAAACTAGCCTAAAAGATGCATTTCTTAAAGCAACTCTAGGTATAGGTAAAGCTGTAACTAAGCAGCTATCCGAAATAGCTACAAATAAGATACTTGTTGGTCTAGGATTCGAGACATCTGAGCAAGAAAGCGCTAGAAAAATGGAAGAGGCCGGACAAGCTTTTCAAGATAGAGTAGCAGAATTAATAGACTCCCAAGACCAAAATTTGGCGGCTAGGCAAGAGGCTGATAATAGGGCTGCCGAGGAGCGAAAACGAGCAGATATAGCCAATGCCGAGCAACTAAAAGAGGCTCTTAATTCTGCAGCAGTAGAGGCAGCTAAGACTATATCTAATTCTGATTTACCAACTAAACTATCTGATTCATTAATTGATGCAGGTAACATAGTTGCAGCTGCAATTTCAAGTGCCGCAGACAATTTAAAATCTGCAATGGCGGGCGGCCCTGCAATGCCGGACGTCCCTAATGGGGGAACAGTCCCTGATATGGAAACACCTCCAAGCGACGACGTTTACCTGAACAGTGCTAAGTGGTTGGGTGAAAAGGTATCTGACTTCTTTAACGCCGTCGTCAATTTTCCGGGAGTGTATGGGGCTGAAGTAGATGACTTCTACAAAAAGGTTTATTCGCGGAATAATGAAGAAGATTCGCTTCCCGTAGTTGGGCCATTACAGAGCCTACAAAATGATCCTCTTAGCTTTACACCTATTTTTCAAGATCAAGGCCCTCTTCAAGGCCCTCTTCAAGATACTTCTGTTTTTAAAGATATTTCTGATAATATCAATGAGAGCAAATTGGAAGCAATCAATCAAGTAGTTCAGTCAACATCAACTAACCAAAAGCTTGAAGATCAGAATAGGAAGGTGGAGAGCCAAACCCAAAAAATTGCCGAGCAAACCCAAGCTATTTCCCAAGTTACTGTAGAGGGTGCAGGTAAGATATGTGAATGTATAAATGCTGCAACTGATAGGCTAGTACAAGC